ATTGTATGTTGCAAAATTTCTAGCGTAATCTGAAACTGCAACAATAGCTCCAGCAGAACCTGCTGGTAAATTCATTGTTATAGCACTTCCAGAATTTATAAAATAACCTTCACCATTTGCTGCTGTGAAAGTTGCTGTCTTTGGAGTTGTTTGCCAATCAACAGAACCTGATCTACCAAAACCTGATTGAGATGCACCTGATGCAAGAGAGACAGTATCGCCTGATTTTCCTAGAGTAAGTGTGCTTCCACACTTAACAACCATATTGTTGTCGCCTGTATCTTTTATGTTGTTTACTTTAATTGTACTTGTCATAATTATTGAAATTTATACCTTATTATTACTATACCTGAACCGCCTGCATAACCTGCATCTGTCGAACTCGAAGATCCACCACCACCGCCACCACCTGTATTAGCAGTACCTGTTGCTCCAGCTCTGTTTGGAGTTCCTGCTCCTGCACCACCACCTCCAGAACCGCCTGGAGCTGTTCCTGGATTTCCTAAAGAACCACCTCCACCTCCACCACCTCTTGTAACAGGTGAAAAATTAATTGAAGTTGTTGCACCAGCACCACCATTACCACCTTTTGAGGTAAGACCTGGTGAACCTACAGCAGTGGCACCACCGCCACCGCCTCCACCATATGCAGGAGCACCTGTATTATTAGGACCGCCATTAGTTCCTTGAGGAGGACTGACTGAAGGAGTGTTTCCATTTCCCCCAGATCCTGGAGTACCTTGACCACCTCCGCCACCGCCTGAACCTCCAGGGTTACCATTTTCAATACCTGGAAAACCCACTCCTTCTGAAGCTCCACCGCCACCACCTGTTGATGTAATAGTTGAAAAAGTACTGGAACCTCCATCACCACCCCTTGCTCCTTGGCACGCTGAACCAGCTCCTCCTCCTCCAACTGCAATTGGATAACCTTGTGCTGAAACAGGTAAGGCTGTTGATGATACAAGAGGAGATGCTGTATAATCTGGTGCATTTCCACGTGCTTCTCTAAATCCTCCAGCTCCACCACCACCACCTTGATTTTTACCACCACCAGCACCACCAGCTACTACTAAATAATCTACTGTATTAGAACCTGCTGTATTACCTGCACAGCTAACAGTAAAAGTTCCTGGACCAGTAAAAGTGTGGACTTTAAAATTACCACAACAAGTAACAGTTCCTCCCGTTGCAGTTACAAATTTAGCACCTGTTACATTACTTGTTGAATCCTGTATTACTCGCCAACCTTTTGTTGAATCTACATAAAGTATGGTTACAGATTGATCTTCTGTAGTTAAGATTGCATTTCCATTAGAACCATTAATTTTATCTGTTCCATTTGGAGTTAAAGTGACATTGTTAGTATCCCAAGTGTTTGCATAATCTTTTAAAGAAATTATATTTCCTGCACTACCTGCAGGTAAGGTAACTGTGATTGCTCCTGAAGTTGTATTAACAAAATAACCTCTACCACTTACAGCTGTGAAATCAGTTGTTTTTGCAGTTATATCCCAATTAACGGTTCCAATACCAGCAATATTAGTATTAGATGCACCAATGGTTAACGTAGTCCCGCATTGTGGTTCAATTGCATTTACTTCTATTTTACTCATTAAATTATTACCAATGTTCCTGTTACTGTTTGTGTTCCAGTAATGGTTACTGGTCCTGCTAATACGCCTGAATCTAAAGTTTGATCTTCAGATAAAGTTGAATTATGTGTGACTACATATTTTGTTGCATCCATGCCTGGTGAAATAGTTTTTGTGTGTGGAATTGTACAAAAAACATCTTTTGCACCTGCGGAAAAATCAACAAGATTATTTGAATTAGTTGATGAAATAACTGTTTGTCTTGACAATGTATCAGGACTAGCATCAGTAACTGTACCGATACCAACTTCGAATTCGTCTTGTCCAGAATTTTGAATACAGTAATACGTTTGATTACCCGTACCAATACCTGCTACGAAGCCTATAAAGTCCTGTGAAGCACCAGCTAGATTCAAAGTTCCAGTTCCGGTAGTGGTGCTTGTTTCTTTAACTCTATCATTCAAGACAAGAGCCATGCACCCTCCTTAACTTATTCTTAATATTGCTGCTGTTGAATTAAACGTTGGAAACTGAATTGTAAAAGTTCCCGCAGTTGCAGTTTTGTCTCCACCAAAATTTAAAACAGCCACAGCTTTATTACTGTTTGATGTATTATAAATTAATGCACCACCTACTGTTAAAGTTACTCCAGTAAATGATAATTCTGCAAAATCAACAATTGCAACTCCTGTATCTAATGAAGTTTGTTGACCAGTTAATACGCCACCACCTGATGTGTACTGACCAGTGTTTCCATGTTCACCACTTGTAGTGAAAGATGTTGTTGCTGCTGATAAGTTAGCGTTACTTGCGTATAGTGCTAATTTAAAAACATCACCACCAGATTGTAACTCATGTCCACCTTCAAGTATTTCTTTTTTAAAGGTATTTGCTACTGCTTGTACTATTGCCATAATATTTCTCCTTATAAAATTGTATTCGGTGACGGAGATGCAATTTTTTGTCTTGGTACTCCATCATCGTATTCAGCTCTTCTACGTCTACCCATTTGTTGTATCGCAAAAGCCTGTAAGCCCTCATTATACCTCTCTTTATACAGTTTGTACATATCCATGGGGCCTTTCAAATATCCAAAAGCCTCAACTAACACACCATGCAAAAGCATGGCTTCTTGGTATGTAGCAAGGAATGTATTGTTTGTACTTGTAAAATGTGGAGGAGTAATAATGTAGTTTAATTGTACCGCATATGCCTGATCAGGCACAGGAGCAACTACAATATTATTCTCATCCCAGTTCGCGTAGAATTTTGGCTGACCAGTGGCACCAGAGCCATTAAACTCTGATATGAAACTAGTATCTCTTTTTTCCATATAATTTCTAGCAGATGAAAGATCAGATGAAGCAAAAACTTGTAAAGATCTAATAACTAAAAAATCAGATGGCATAACAAGAAATCTTTTATTAGCATTAAAGTTCGATGTAGAATATTTTCTTGTATCATCATAATCAACCTTACCTGCAATATCTAATTCTGTATTTCTAATAAATTGATCAAGCAAAGTATCAGATAATACATTAGAATCTACCTCAGCGTAGCTCCTTATTTGTGTCAAAAAATTAGAATATGTTATAGCCATTATGTTGTAATTGTTACACTCCCTAAAGTTATATCAAGTTGTCTTTCTCTATTTTCTTCTGATGGATTTTGTGGAACCATAGAAGCAACAGTTGTTGTAATACCATTTCCTGTAAATGATGATCTATTAACTTGAAAATCAAAATTACCTGGTAAAGAAACATTTACCACAGTTACTGCTGCACCACCTGAATCCACAAGTGTATTATCATTGGGTGCAAAAGTTGGATTTAATGATTTCATAGTTTGTGGTTGTTGAAATCTTTGTGGTCTTGTATTTTGTAAAGCAATAGCATCTGCAGTGTTATATCTTCTTTGAATCTGTGGATGTTTAGGTTCAAATTCAGATATATGCACCAAAGATCCATTCCATTCTTTAACCATTTCATTATATGGAAAAGCTTGTCCAGATCTATCTGATATTGCTTGTGATTTATTTCCTGTAGCGTATTTTCCCATATTAACTTACCGATGGATAAAAAGTTTGTGGAGCTATAAATGTAGAAGCTCTTTGGCCATCCTCATCTAATGCTCTTTTTAATTCGTCTTCATATATTAATTTATTCTGTTGTACTAATGATGGAGCTTTTTTCATTGCTAAATAATAAGCAAGACCTGCACACATGCATGGTAAAAATCTATATGCAACATCTGCTTGATTTGTATAAGCTCCTGCATCTTCAACTCTATTGATAGAATAATATTTTAGATGAGTATATGTATTTAAATCTGGAGTAATATATAAAAAAATTTTTGGTAAAGTTTCTCTTTTTACGTAATATTGCGATGGTTGACCTGTTGCGCCTTTATTAGGTAATGCTGCATAAGCTGATCTATCTATTTTTGTAAGTGATACATCAGTTCTATCCCCAGTGTTGTTAGCAGATGTAGAAACAAAAGCTTCTAGTACATCGTTTGTATTTGTAGCTGTAGAATATTCAGCTTGTCCATTTACAAGTGCTATTGTATTTAATGTTACTTTCCAAAGATGAATACCTCTATTGCCCCATTCAGCAAATAATAAATTTAAACTTCTTCTTGCTGATCTAAGATCATAACCAGCGTTAGTAGATAGACCACATCTTTCATAACCCTCATCTATGATTTCATCTATATTTAAATCAAATGCTGTAGTTCCTGATGTTGCCATATTAGTTTAATTTTTTCTTTTTAAGTTTTCTATTCATCATAGCTTTTGCTTTTGTATTTAAACTTTTTGCATAATTAGCTAACCCTCTTCTTGTTTTTCTCATTTCTCTTACAATCGGTTTCTTACCAGCTTTTCTTGCACTAAGAATAACAAATTGTGTCATATCTACAAGTTTTTGACCTTTTGCTCTTTGAGTGTCTAATTTTTGTAAACCTCTCATAAATTTTTTATCTTTAAATGAAGCTCTACTTGGATCCATTTGAGGTGCCTTTTTGTATAATGCGGCTGTATCCTTCATAGCTTTTTTTCTAAACTGTTGATAAGGTTTTGATTTGACAGCTGCTTTTAAACCTTTTGTAAGTAATCCTCCAAGTAACATTTTTCTATACATTATTTATTTTTAAATCCTTTCAATAAGTTACCATAATATTTTTCGTAACTTTTATTGCTCATGTATTTTCCATCTATTTCAGAAGTTATATAACTTCCAATATATGGTTCTTCTTTCATTTTGGTGCCTGGAGCTTTTGATGTAGTCTCGCTAAACGCTGCTCTACCCATTGCTGCTTTGAATTTAATCTTCTGTTTGATAGCCATGTTTCTCCTTTTTGCGGTTGTACAACTTCTTGGATTGTATCACTTTTGGTTTGTAAGTTCTAGACCTTAGATTTTTAGCAATTGGATTAAACGATGTCTTTAGCTTTACCAATAATTGGTTTATATTTAGTTTTTCCTTCACTTTTGTAGGCCCATAGGTAAGATGCTCTTGGTGTTCCTTCAATCCAGCTTGCATGAATCCATCCGCTATTAGGCTCACCTGGAGTGTAGAACTCAAGGATCAGCTGATCTGGCTGAAGGTTAGATTTGATCCAATCAAAAAGTTCAGCGTTATCAACACCGATACATTCGAAGTCTGCGGCCTCAGCTTTAGCATGTTGTGAGTTTGAAGAACTACCTATAGCAATACATAATTCTACGCTACGGAACCCGCTGGTCACCTTAACTCTGCCGAAATGATCACGCACCGGTTGAAGTATATTTTCACATAATCCTTTTAATTTTTCTATTTGTTCTGCATTAGGATTATTATTAATACCCTTTCTGATTGCAGTATCTGATTTTGTAAGCTCTGATAAAGTAAAATTACGACTTAGGTTCATTTTTATCCTCCATTTGGTAAAACATATTGTCTGTATCCTCAGTCACCATTGTTGTATCTTCCGCATCCCAGTAAGTAGTTTGAACTTTATAGTCTGGCCAACTGTTATCAACAGTGTAGCTATTAACATGCCACAAAAGGCGATTATTAGGCTGACCTGCAAAATTGCCGTTACTAAGAGCCAGTATATGTGCACACTTGTGTTCTTGAGGTATTTCAGAATGCTCAGTATCAAGGATGTTAGTGTCTGGATGAGCCCAATCAATCGTGAATAAGTATTTTCCATGATAAAACTTTTTATCGATACCCATATATTTTCCATTTAAACCATCCAACCAATCAAAACAATGAACACTAGGCCAATAACTAAAACAATTCCATAATTCCAATTCTTGTACTGACATATCTGGAACTTGATATCTTTCAAACTCTTTTTGAAAAAACGCTGAGATAGGTAATCTCCAGTAACATGCACCATTTGGAAGCATAATGTTAAATAGTAAAGCACGACCTGAAATGGAAGTAAGACCAAAGATAACACAGTCATTACTTTGTTTTTTATATTTTTCGTCCATATCATAAAGATACTCTTTTCTTACTTTACAATATATTGGAGGTATGTTTGCGTTCAGATAAGCCATGTTTATATTTTTCCCTCCAATAATTTTTTCTTTCTAAAAGTCTAATACGTTTTTCTAATTTATCAAATCCTAAAAGTTTTTTTAATAAGTATATCATTATTCAAGTATTAAAGATTTGATACTTTTTCTCCCTTTGTATATTTCTGTCTCAGCTTTGCCCTTATAGCACTTGTAAGACACAGATTCTGAATACTCCCTTTCAGCATGACGCTTGCCGCGAAGGCACGCAGCCATATTTTTTTGAATTAAGTGCTCCTTGATCTCTCCGTTTACAAACATCAGCAGGGCCACTATAGACTCAATCATATTTTCTCGCGTATATTAAAATTGATAAAACTAAAACTGAAACAACTATACCTATAAAAAATAAACCAATCATTGTCCGTTACCGTTTGTGTATTTCATTTCACGATTAGCATCTTTTAACTTTTCGATGTCTACTAAAACTTTATCCATCTGGCCTCGTAAAAATTCTATATTAACTTTGTTTAGTGCCATATTTTCTATATGTGAATTTAATTTATCCGTGGTTTTATAAAGA